ATCTTGCCATTTGTACGGAAACGGTACACCAAACCTATAGATGGCGTTCTTGCGCCCTGGACCTACCATCCCTGGGGTCCCTTCGACCCTAGACCGACCATTTTGGGCCTCCTGAGGGGCTGTAGGGCCGCTCCGAGGCCCGATGGGGGTGATTGGGCCGAGGTTTTGGGTCTGAAACTGCCGTTTTTGAGGTCCCAGAGGGGCCATGACCCCCGAAAAATTTGGCGCGACCCTCGCTCCGCTCGGGTGTTGATGTTTTGAGAGGCCGGATGCGACCGAGTGAGCTGCCGCGGATCAGGGTTGATGCTCTGACGCCTTATGCGAGGAACAGCCGGACGCACTCTGCTGAGCAGATTGGGCAGATTGCGGCGTCGATCCAGGAATTCGGGTTCGTGAACCCGGTGCTGATTGATGGGCAGGGGACGATCATCGCAGGCCACGGCCGGGTGATGGCGGCTGAGCGCCTGGGCATGGTGGATGTGCCTGTCCTGATGCTCGACGAGCTGACCGAGGCGCAGCGGCGGGCGTATGTGATCGCCGACAACAAGATCGGGCTGGGCGCCGGGTGGGACGAGGCTGCCTTGAAGGCCGAGCTTGAGGCCTTGCTCGACATCGACTTCGATCTCGACGCCCTGGGCTTCCAGAGTAACGAGATCGACGATCTGCTGGCCGGCGCGACGGATTTTGAGCCTTCGCTCAATCCCACCTCAGCCTATAACCCTGTGACCGAAGAACAGATGGCCAAGGGGACCGCGAAACTGAGCAACCAGTTCGGGGCTGCTCAGGAATTGATGGATGTGATGTGCCCTCACTGTGCTAAGGAGTTTCATATCGAGCGCCCGAAGTAGGGCGCAGGACATGGAGCTCTTATGCCCTCTCAGGGAACATCGGATGAAGTCTACAGAGGCCCCAAGGGTGACTGGGAGGTCTTCGGGCCTGACCACAGCACGTTTGACCCGGATCTTCACGCCAGGCTGACCGCCGACGAGGTGGGCGCCGCGTTGCTGGCGCACAAGTGGACCTTCGCTCGCACGATGCCTCAGTGGCCGCACGAATGGGTTCGCCGCCAGAAGTGGGAAGGCGACCTCCCCTGGGAGAACGTCGTCCAGTACCTCCGCGACCACGGTCGCGTCGCCTACTTCGGCAAGAGCCGCTCGAAGCGCCACTACTGGAGCTACGCTGGCAAGCGATACTGGTCCCTCGGCTGGGGTCTGAGCGTCACTGCTATCATCAACCGCGATGATGACGTGCCGGTCCCCTACCTGACCTTCGTGGGGTGACGGACGTGAAGTTCGTGACCCTGGGCAGGCCGGATCGGCGGGCCAAGGCGCGCATCCAGGGCCTGATCGAGGCCGGGTTCAACGTCGAAGTCGAGATCCTTCGCGCCGACAGCCCTGGAAGGGGTCGGCCCGCGACCCGCGTGTGGATTGACGAACTGGAGGGGGGCTCGCTTGATCGCAACCTTCCGCGTTCACGATCTGCTTCCGACTGACTGGCGACTTGAGGTTCTGACGGCCGCCGCGCACGAGGCGACCCCCTTCAAGCGTGTCGGGCCCACCGAGACGGCGCCCGACAGCGCAGGTCTCTCCTATTCGGTCATCGAGTACCCTCTGGTGCGCCGCAGGCTGCCTTGGATGGTGGGCTTGCACACACACCTCGCTGATCGCGCTGGAGAGGCCCTGGGCGTCGCCCTGACGCCATCCCGGCATCCTCAGTGTGCGATCAACGTCAACGTCATCGAAGGCCGCGGCGGCGCCTACGAGATGCACCTCGACACCATGCCCTACACGGGCGTCCTGTTCATCGAGAAGTGCGCAGGCGGCGACTTCCTGCATGGCAGTCGCGACCCCGACCTTTGCAGGCGGATTTCACCCGACGCCGGCCTCTTCGTGGTCGGCAAGCTGAGCGAGATCTGGCACGGCGTCGCCCCCATCACCCGAGGGGTGCGCGTCTCGGTTCCCTTCGGCTTCGAGCCTCACGGCACGCCGCGCCGAGCGCCCTACAACCCCGGCGGGTTCATTCCATCCGCCAAGGAAGCCTCCTAGCTCGCATGACCCAGCCCCTCGTCTCGCCGGCCGCCTATTACGACCGGATCGCGGGGGTCTACGACACCCTGTTCGTGTCTCCCGAGGAGCACCTGGAGAACCTCAACGCGATCGAGCGGCTCGACTACGAGTGCGGCAACATGCTCGACGTGGGGTGCGGGACCGGGCTGCTGCTCGACTACATCTCGTGCTCCGACTACGTGGGCATCGACCCATCCGCCGGGATGCTGGCACGCCACCGCAAGCGTCACCCTGGCCGGACGGTGATCCAGGTCCCCCTGGAGACCTACTCCGAGGGGCCGATCTTCGAGAACATCGCCTGCCTCTTCGGGTCGGCCAACCACATCTCGGCCGACGCGCTGCGGACCCTTCCCTGGATGCTGGTCCCCGGCGGCGGCAAGCTGACGGTGATGCTGTTCAAGCCCGGCTACGTCCCTGAGACCTACGCCAAGACCGGCGGCGGCACCTCGCACATCTACCACCCCGAGGACATCTTCGCCGACCTGATCGAGGGCGATGTGACCGAGTACGGCAACTACCTCATCTTCCACGGCGTTCGGTGACACCATGATTGGCAAGGTCACATTCAGGATCAGCGACGTGATGGCGCTCCCGCCAGACGTCGCGGCCGATTGCGACATGACCTTCACGGACCCGCCCTGGGAGCCGAGCGCCCTGAAAATGTTCGAGACGACGATGGAGAAGGGCGGCCACGGGCGGCCCGGGAACAACATCGACGCCATCCTGCAGCGCCTGTTCGCCCTGGCGCCTTCCGACAAGCCCTGCTTCATCGAATACTCGGTGAAGGGCCACGATCGCGTCATCCACTGGGGCAAGGCGGCGGGTCACACCTTCGTCCGGACCGTCATCGGGACGCAGTTGAGCCGCGTCCCCTACGCCATCCTGCAGTTCAACAGCGACATGCCTGACATGGGCTCTCCGGTCGCCTGGGGCGCCCTGGAGGCCGCCCTCGACTACCACCAGCCCAAGTGCGTCTTCGAGCCCTTCGCCGGCCACGCCGTTCACACCTCCCGGATGGCGAAGCGCGGCATCCGCGTGATCGCCTCTGAGGTGAACCCGGATCGGGCCGCCAAGGGGCTGGCGGCGCTGCGAAAGATCGGCGCCCTATGACCGGATCTCCCCTCAGGTTCGTCGCGCTGGCGATGCCGTCGCGCGCCAAGGTGATCGACTACTATCGGGCGAACATCCCCGGCCTGGAGGTCGTGTGGGACCGCGGCCTAGGCCCCCTCGACACGTTCAATCGCTCCCTGGAGACCATCGGTGAAGACGCCGCCGTCCTGATGGAGGATGACGCGGTTCTGACGAGGAGCTTTTGCGCCAAGGCGACGGCCTACTCGAAGAACTTCCCGAACCACCTGGTGCAGTTCCACTCCAGGCAGAAGGATGACGAGACCATCGGCTCGCGCTGGCGGGCCGGATCGACGTTCCTCTACGGGACCGCCGTTCTCTACCCCCGGGGCATGGCCGCGGCCGTCCTGCAGTTCGGCAAGACAAAGCCGGACAGCTACTGGGGGAACGGCATCGACTGGATGGTCCAGCAGTACATGAAGGCCGAGGGGATGCGCTTCTACAACGTCGTCCCCTCGCTGGTCTGCCACCTGCAGATGAAGTCCGAGATCGACCCCCGAAGGCCGCGGACCCGTCAGGCGCGCGTGTTCACCGACCCTGAGCTTAACGCCTTCCCGCCCGAGCTGATCTTCCCGGGCCTGGTTCCCGATCAGGCGCCGGCATGAAGATCTACGGCTCCAAGAATGTCTTCGAGGCCGCCCTCGACCGCATCCGCTGGCTGTTCGACGAGTTCGAGCACGTCACCGTCGACTTCTCGGGCGGCAAGGACAGCACCGTCGTCCTGAACCTCGCCCTGATGGTCGCCGAGGAGAAGGGCCGGCTGCCCCTGACCGTGACCTTCCTCGACCAGGAAGCCGAGTGGCAGACGGTCATCGACTACATCCGCACCGTGATGAACGATCCCCGGATCGACCCTCAGTGGATGCAGTTTCCGTTCCGGCTGTTCAACGCGACCTCGACCACCGAGCCCTGGCTGAATTGCTGGGAGCCCGGCGCGGAGTGGATGCGCGAGCGAGAGCCCAACTCGTGGCACGAGAACATCTTCGGCACCGAGACCTTCGGAGAGCTGTTCAACCGGATCCCCGAGGTGCTCTACCCCGACAAGTCCGCGGTGCGCCTGGGCGGCGTGCGGGCCTCTGAGAGCCCGGCGCGGATGAAGGGTCTGACGACCTTCGAGACCTACGGGGGCGCAACCTGGGGCCGAAAGCAGGACGTGAAGCGCCAGCACCACGTCATGTACCCGCTCTACGACTGGACCGACACCGACATCTGGGCGGCGATCCACCACAACGCCTGGGCGTACTGTGCGATCTACGACTACATGTACCAGCGCGGCGTGGCCTTCAAGGACATGCGGGTCTCGAACCTGCATCACGACACCGCCATCACCCACCTATACTACCTGCAGGAGATCGAGGGTGAGACCTGGAACCGGCTCACCCTGAGGCTCTCGGGCATCAACGCGGCCGGCCACCTCAAGTCGGACATGTTCATGCCCAAGGAGCTTCCGCCGATGTTTGCCGACTGGCGCGAATATCGCGATCACCTCCTGGAGAACCTCATCACCGATCCTGAGGATCAGGCCAAGTTCCGCAAGAACTTCGCCCAGCAGGACAGCTACTACGAGGACGAGAAGGTGCTCCGCGACCTGGGGCGCTCTCAGGTGTCTCAGGTGCTGGTCAACGACCACTACGGCATCAAGTTCCGCTCGTTCTCGTCGAGCCACGCGATGTTCGCCAAGAACGCCGGTTCGCGCCGCAAGGTGAGCCTTGGAAAGTGGGGCGAGATGGACCGCGCGAAGGCCGCCGAGGCGCTGGCGTCGTGATGAACGGCCTGGCGACCCTGATCGACAACGCCCTGGCTCAACCCGATCCCGAGACCTGGCTCGCTGGCGCGATTGAGCGCCTGAGCGAGGACGTTGCGGTGCTGATCGTCGATATGACGGGCTTCACCTCTCGCGTTCGGGATCGGGGTCTGGCCCACGCATTGATCGCCATCCGGCATGTGCAGTCCGTCGTCGCGCACGAGGTCAACACCCGCAACGGCCGCGTTCTCAAGTTCGAGGCCGACAACGCCTTTTGCGCCTTCTTCGACATCGAGCAGGCCGAGGCCGCGGCTGAGGCGATCCGGGCGCGCGTCGAGGTCTGCATCGGCATCGGCTACGGCCGCACGCTGCTGATCGGAGGCGACTACTACGGCGCCCAGGTCAACGCCGCCTCCCGGCTGGCGGAAGACATCGGCGACCGAAACCAGATCCTGTTCACCGAGGCCGCGCTCGAACAGCGCCGCCTCCGGAGACTTTCCGCCCCATGAAGTCCGGCCTGAAAGCTCAAATCGAGGCCCATCTGGCGGCCTCAGGGGACCCGCTGGAGGCCATTGAGGCGCTTCGCGACCTCCTGCATGACCTGAGCCCTGTGAAGGCCCAGCCGGTCGACAGGGTGCGCTGGGTGAAGATCGAGCGCGTCCACCCGAACGACTACAATCCCAACTCGGTCGCGAAGACCGAGATGCGGCTGCTCTACCACTCGATCTTCCACGACGGGTACACTCAGCCCATCGTCACGATCCACGAGCCTGAGACCGATCGCTTCTGCATCGTGGATGGCTTCCACCGCTACTTCACCGCCTTCTCGAACCCCGACATCCTGGCCCGCAACCTGGGTCGCGTGCCGATTGTGGTGATCGACAAGGACATCAACGACCGGATGGCCTCGACGGTTCGGCACAACCGGGCGCGGGGCAAGCACTCGGTCGCCGGCATGTCGAACATGGTCTTCCAGATGCTGGAGAACGGCTGGGAAGACGCCGCGATCTGCAACGAGCTGGGGATGGAGCCTGAGGAGCTTCTCCGGCTCAAGCACATCACCGGCTTCTCGAAGCTGTTCAAGGACGCGGCCTTCCGCCAGTCCTGGCAGACCAAGCGTCAGATCCTGATCCGCAAGGAACGGTCTGACGCCGGCCTCCCGAACCCGCCTGCATAGGAGCGAGCGTGTCGGAGGACCCCCAGAAGCCGCCGAAGGTGAGGCCTGGCGGCAGGCCCCTTCGTCGCGCGAGACAGGCCGCCGCGGCCAACATGCCCGACCTGGAGGCGACGCCCGAGGGCTTCGTCGAGAAGCCGGTCAACAACCGGGGCAAGGACAACGACGGCGGGCCGGCGGCGCAGAAGGCCGTCATGCTCGCGGGTCTCCGCAACGATCAGGTCGTGGCGGCCCTAGAGCCCTTCAAGAAGACCGGGACGCGCAGGCCCAAGGAGACCGATCTCCCGGCCATCTTCGAGCTGATCGCCAGCGGCAAGTCGCTCCGCCAGTCCTGCAACACCTTGGGCTTCGACCCGGGCGACACGGTTCGCTGCATCAAGCGAGCGGCGGACCCTGCGGTCCAGGAGAGCTACGAGATCGCGCGTGAGATGGCGGCCGAGGCGCGCTTCGACCGCATGGCGCAGATCGCAGAGGCGGTCATCGCCAAGAAGATCACGCCTGACGTGGCGCGGGTCTATGCCGAGATCGAGAAGTGGCAGCTCTCCAAGATGCAGCCGAAGAAGTTCGGCGACAAGCTGACCCAGGAGCTGACGGGCGCCGATGGCGGCCCCATCCAGAGCCAGCAGGCTGTCGTCGTCGTGGTCCAAGACAATGGCCGCCCTCGAACCGCTTGAGATCAAGGCGCAACCCGGTCCGCAGACGCTCTTTGGGCAGTCCAGCGCCGACATCGCGATCTACGGCGGCGCGGCGGGCGGGGGTAAGTCCTGGGCGCTGATCCACGAGGCGATCCGCAACATCGACGTGCCGACCTTCGCGGCGGTGTTCTTTCGTCGAAACCTGGTCCAGGTGAAGAACCCCGGCGGGCTGTGGGACGAGAGCATGAAGCTCTACCCCCTGCTCGGCGGCAAGCCGTCGCACAACCTCGAATGGACGTTCCCCCTGGGGGCCAGGGTCAAGTTCGGCCACCTCGAACACGACACCACCGTCATGGACTGGCAGGGCGCCCAGATCCCGCTGATCGGCTTCGATGAGCTGACCCACTTCAGCGCCTCGCAGTTCTGGTACATGCTCTCTCGGAACCGCTCAGTGTGCGGCGTCCAGCCCTACATCCGGGCCACCACCAACCCTGACGTGGATAGCTGGGTCGCCGACCTCATCGAGTGGTGGATCGACCAGGACACCGGCTTTCCGATCTACGAGCGCGCCGGCGTGGTGCGCTGGTTCATCCGGATCAACGACACCCTGATCTGGGCCGACACCAAGGAGGAGTTGGCCGAAACCTATCCGGACAATCCGGCCAAGTCGCTGACGTTCATCCCCGCCAAGCTGTCGGACAACCTGATCCTCATGCAGGCCGACCCTAGCTACCGCGCCAACCTGATGGCGATGGGGCAGATCGAGCGAGAGCGCCTGCTGGGCGGCAACTGGAAGGTCCGCCAGAGCGGCGGCCTGTTCAACCGAGACTGGTTCGCCTTCGTCGATCAGGTTCCCGAGGGCTGCAAGCGCGTTCGAGCCTGGGACCTGGCCTCGACCGAGAAGAAGGCCGGGAACAACCCTGACTGGACCGTCGGCTGCAAGATGGCGCTCTCCAAAGAGGGCATCTTCTACGTCGAGCACGTCACCCGCTTTCGGGCGACGCCCTCCGAGGTTGAGAAGCGGATGCTCTCGACAGCCGGCGTCGATGGGCCCGCCACGCGCATCCGCGTTCCCCAGGATCCGGGGCAGGCGGGCGTCGCGCAGAAGGACACCCTGGTCAAGCTCCTGAAGGGCTACGACGTGGTCGCCAAGTCGCCCTCCGGCGACAAGGAAACCCGCGCCAGGCCCTTCGCGGCTCAGGCCGAGAACGGCAACGTCAAGATCGTCCGCGGCGCCTGGAACAACACCTTCATCGACGAGCTTTGCGGCTTCCCGTCCACCTCGACAGGCGCTCACGACGACCAGGTCGACGCCGGCTCTGACGCCCTGAACGAGCTGGCCCTGGGCATCGTCCACACGTCGAGCGTCACCTCGCTTCGCGCCTGACCGGATAGGAGCCCAGTTCATGCCCCTAAAGGTCAACGAGACATCAGCCGAAGTCGCCGAGATGGCGCGTGAGTGGCCGATGCTTCAGGCCCTCATGGCTGGCACCAGCGCGATGCGCGCCGGGGGCCGGAAGTACCTGCCCAAGTTCCCCAACGAGGAGCAGGCCGCCTACGACGCCCGTCTCGCCACAGCGACCCTGTTCCCCGCCTTCCGCCGCACCGTCGCGGTCATGGCAGGCAAGCCCTTCTCCAAGCCCGTCACGCTTTCCGAGAGCACCCCGGCCGAGATCGTCGAGTGGGCCGAGGACATCGACCGCGAGGGGGTCAACCTCCACTCGTTCGCCTCCGAGATGATGGTCGAGGCCTTGGCCTACGGCATCTGCGGCATCCTGGTCGAGGCCCCCAAGCGCGATCCCGCCAGGCCGGTCCCCACGGTGGCCGACCAGAAGGCCGCGGGCGTTCGCCCCTACTTCGTGAGGATCAAGCACGACCAGATCCTCGGCTGGAAAATCTCGCGCGGCGACGGCCCCCCGGTCCTGACCCAGCTTCGCCTGAAAGAGACCGCCGAGGTCTCTGACGGCGGCGAGTTCGGCACCACTGTCGTCGAGCAGGTCCGGGTGCTGGAGCCCGGCAAGTTCACGGTCTACCAGCGCGTCAGCGCCCAGGGGTCCAGCGAGATGGTCTGGGCGCCGGTCGATAGTGGCGAGACCGGCCTTCCGGTGATCCCGTTTGTGCCGCTGTACGGTTTTCGTACATCTCTGATGGTGGGCGCTCCCCCGCTCCTCGATCTGGCGCACCTCAACG